TGGCGCACCGTCAAGTTTATTTCCTTCAGAATTAGCATTCAACGAAAGTGATTTAAAACTCTATTACGGTTTTGGAGATAACGGTTCAACTCCACCTTCGGCCAGTTCAATTATTACCGTTGGTGGATCTGGAGCGTTTTTTAATAAGACAGATACAAGAACAGCAAACACGGTTCTTGTTGGACCTGCCAGTGGGTCGGCTGCCGCACCGACTTTCAGGGCTTTAGTTGCTGCTGACTTCTTAAAGCTAAATGAGTTTACGGTTCCTGATGGTGCTGTTTCTCTAAACAGTCAGAAGATCACAAACCTTGCGGATTGTACTGCTGACAATGATGCTGCAAATAAGGGCTACGTGGATGGGGTTGCTCAAGGATTAGATATTAAAGATTCTTGTGTGGTTGTTTCTACTTCAAACATAACGTTAAGCGGAACTCAAACAATTGATGGAGTTTCTCTATCCGCTAATGATCGTGTTCTTGTTGGAGGTCAATCGACAGCTAGTCAGAACGGTATTTATAAAGTCGTAAGTGGTGGAAGTTGGACAAGAGCCGACGACATGGCTGCAGGTGCCGATGCTGCTGGAGCGTTTACATTTATTGAACAAGGAACAACTAACGCAGAAAATGGTTGGGTATGCACAAGTGATAAAGGTTCAGCAGTTGTAGCGTCGAATAATCTTACTTTTGCTCAGTTCTCAGGTGCGGGACAAATAACTGCCGGAGATGGCCTTCAGAAATCAGGCAATACAATCTCAGCCGATCTTAAAAGTAATGGCGGTGTCGTAATTGAATCAGGAGAATTAGCGGTAAAACTTGACGCTAGTTCAATCACTGGAACGCTTGCTGTTGGGGATGGAGGAACAGGAGCAACTTCAGCCAGTGCTGCTCGTACTTCCCTCGGTTTGGTGATCGGTACAAACGTCCAAGCCTATGACGCCGAGCTTGCTGCAATCGCAGGATTAGCAACAACAGACGGCGGAGTGATTGTTGGTAATGGTTCAACCTTTGTTCTTGAAACTGGGGCAACTGCAAGAACTTCTTTAGGGGCGCAAACATTAGCGGCGGATCTTACTTCTTTATCTAGTTGTCAATCTGGAGGAGCTGCGGCTTTAGCTGCTCTGACTTCGACAGAAATCGAAATTCTCGATGGCGCAACAGTAACGACTGCCGAACTGAATCTTATAGATGGTGGAACGTCAGCCACTTCGACAACTTTGGCGGCTGCTGACCGTTTCCTTTGCAATGATGCAGGTACGATGAAACAGGTAGCCCTCTCGGATTTGGTTACATTTTTAGAAGATGGTTCTACCTCTGGCTTCGATGTGAACGGAGGAACTTACTAAAAATAAATTAAACACTAGGAGGATTAAAAAATGGCAGTCACAATTAAACTCAAGAACGCAAGTGGCAGCGATCCAAGTGCAAGCGATTTAGTTTTAGGAGAGTTAGCTGTAAGGACTGATAGCGGTAAGATTTTTCTAAAGAAAGATAATGGGTCAGTTGCAGAAGTAAGCGGCGGCGGTGGCATTGATGATGGAGACAAAGGCGATATAACTGTTTCTAATAGCGGCGATACTTGGACAATTGACAACGATGCAGTCACAAATGCAAAAATAGCTGATGATGCAATCGAAGCGGCACAACTAGACGATAACTGCATAACAACTAATGCAATCAGTAATGATAATGTTACTTATGACAAGATTCAGAATGTAAGCACAACCAATAGAATCCTTGGCCGTGATTCTTCTGGAGCTGGAAATATTGAAGAGATTACACCAGCAAATGTCCGAACAATGCTTGGTTTAGCGACCTCCGCAACAACTGACACCACTAATGCGGATAATATAAGTTCTGGAACGATTAATACTAATAGATTCGGTAACTCAACAATTTCAAGAGCCTACATCCAAGACAATGCTATCAATGGAGATAAGATTGCCGATTCATCAATAACAAGTGCAAAAATTTTAGATGATTCGATTGTTAATGCCGATATTAATTCAAGCGCAGCGATAGCAGCATCAAAGATTGCGGGATTAGCAACGTCAGCAACTACTGATGCAACAAACGCTTCTAATATAAGCTCAGGAACACTTGCAGCAGCTAGGGTCGCTACACTTAACCAAAACACAACAGGCTCGGCGGCAACACTAACAACAGCCCGAACAATTGCAGGAGTTAGCTTTGATGGGTCGGCTAATATCTCTTTAAATAACAATGCAATAACGAATGGTGCGAGTTATATAACAAGTTCAGGCACTTCTGCGGCCTGCTCTGGAAATGCTGCAACGGCTACAACCCTTGCCACAGCCAGAACGATTGCAGGAGTTAGTTTTAATGGATCGGCCAATATCTCTTTAAACAACAATGCAATAACAAACGGTGCTGGATATATAACCTCAGCCGACGGTGGAAATGCAGCAACATTGGATGGCATTGATTCTAGCTCGTTCTTAAGATCGGATGCTAATGACACGATGTCAAGCCAGCTTTCTCTTACAAGAAGTGGTCAATACCCATTAGTTATTGATGGTTCTGATGATGGGAAAATCGTTCTTGCAGGTTCAAGTCAACCTTATGTAAGGTTCAGAGAAGGTTCTACAGATAAAGCCTATATTCAGTGGGGAACCGACGGATATTTTTATCACTGGAATCAAGAACATAGTAGGGGTCTTAGGATAGGCAGTGATGTTCAATTTTATGACGGTTCTTATCGAACTGTCTATCACACTGGAAATCTACCTACTATCCCGAGCAATAATAATCAGCTTTCAAACGGTGCTGGTTATATAACGAGCGTCAGTGGTCAGAATTATAATTCTCTTTCTAACTTGCCCACTATTCCGAGTAATAATAATCAACTGTCAAACGGTGCTGGTTATATTACTTCGGCCTCACCTCCTACAACTTGGAACACTGTAGGAACTTATGCAATGGCTTATTACGCTGGTTCGATCGCTGTTGATGGCACACTTGCTGGTAGTAACTTGAACCCTGCCTCAACAGGTGTTTATGGAGCGATGTATGCTCAGACCGCAACTTCTGGTGGAACCTATTACGTGTCAAACGCAAATGCTGCTCCCGGTTTCTACATGGTATCTACAATGAGCGGAACATGGAGATGTATGGGTAATGGTAGGAAATCAACTACTTATGCTATGACAATTACTCTTTGGGTGAGGATCTCTTAATGGCTACATCAATTACAAACTTCAGAAACGCTAAATCTCTCAATGCTGAGAATACTCGGTTTGATGTTGAGATAGAACACCCAGACCATGGCTGGATACCTTACACACTTGATCCAGATGACACAGATGAAACAATCAAAAACGAAGAACTTACTACTTTAATTGGTTCTACTTTCGAGGCTTATGTTGCGCCAACACAAGAAGAACTCAATACAGCAGCAGCCCACTCAATTCGAGCCGAAAGAGATTATAAGTTAGTCTCAGAAGTTGATCCGTTAGCCACAAACTCCTTTAGGTGGGCTGAATTAACATCAGAAAAGCAGACTGAATGGACTCAGTACAGAAGGAATTTGCTCGATGTTCCAGAACAAAGTAGTTTCCCTACTTCTGTCACTTGGCCTACTAAACCTTCGTAATTGATACGGTTGTTGAGATTGCCGCTTAAGTATTAAAGTATTAAACTTATTAAGAAAGTTTTTTATCAGATGACTGTTGAAACAGAAGCCCAGACATGGGCGAAGCAACTAGAAGAAGAAAGAAAAACTCTTCGCCAAATTGAAGATGCTTTAGCTCAGAAGAAGGCTACCATTGCGATGCTTGAGGGCGGTATTCAGTTTGCGCAGAGGGTGATTGGAGAACAACAGGAGGATAAGACTTCAGAATCAGAAACAGAGGAAGTAAAGGAAGAAGCCCCGCAAACGTAATTAAGCTAGTGTGAGCAAGAGCTTTTAAAATTGCGTCTCTTATCATGCAAAAAATAGTCAACGTTTTAAGTTTAGTTTCTTTTGGTTTCGTTGTCTTAGCCGCTGGAGCTGGAACCTATTCGTTCTTCTGGTTAAAGAATCCTGAAAATATAGAGAACGTCAAACAGAAAGTAATTGAAGACGTAATGGCAGGGATGAAACTTCCTTCGATGCCTAGCACAACCGGTGGGGCAATTCCTAAGTCTTCAGGTTTCTCAATGCCCAAATTCTAGAGAGAGAAAGACCACCCTACAGAGCAGAGGCAGATTTAACGGCTTGGTTTAGGGACTTTCTACCCTCGAAAATTAGTTTACTTTATTTTCTCAAAGTTGGATGAAATAACAGAAATTGAAGTCCCGTCTATAACAATCTGGACGGTCCCAAAGATTACGCCGCCTAAAATAATAGGCTCGCCACAGGTTCCGCTTCCTTATATTTATTCGCCTTGTGCAGAAGTACGGCGGGATTATACGACTAGCAAAAAGATCTTCACAGACGACCCTTCAGGAAATAGCGTTATCTGTCCGGGGCTTCCGTGGTTTGAGCCAGTTCTTTACAACCCGAAAAAGATTCAAATAATAGAAACACAAAAACCAAATATTCAACCGCCGCCAACTAATACAGCAACTACACCAACGGCAGAAGTTCCGCCTGTTGATGTTCCTCCAGAAGAAGAAGTTCCTTGTCCTGATCCAACAAAGAACAACCCGCGAATTGGAGATATTGCGGCAAGCGGAAAAGAAAAAGTTTCAGGGTTTGAATTAAGAGAAGGGAATTGTGTCGTTTTGTATTCTGATATTTCAGCAGTAGAAAAGTACCTTCCTCAACTTTCGACAGTTTCAACAACGGGCGTGATCGCCTCGACGGCTGTCATTAGTTCCGTATTGGCAAAGCCTATTGCTGATCTAATTTTAAAAGTTGTAAAGCCTACCGTTAAAAAATTGATTACTACTGTGAAGGCGAAGGTGTTAAAAAAGCCTCCCGAAAAGTTAAGCCGCTTTCAGAAGTTGATGATTCAAAGAGACTTGAACCGCGCTCATCGAAAGCTGAAAAAGGGATGGTAATAGTTTCTATTTCGTGCGCGTGATCGGGCAAAGTGTTCGGAGGATTGACTAGGCTAACATCTTGGCAAAGACCAAACAAAGGTGAATTTTCAGTTAATAAAACGCCTTCTTTTTTCCACTTGGCACAGGTGTTAATTCTTGACGCGTGATAATTTAATTTTTTCGATTCGAGTGAATGTTCATATAATTGAACTTGTTTTTTCATTGCAGATTTGCAAAGCCTTATTTGTTCCCGGTCTAATGGGATTGCAAAGGTCATCGCTATTCCTGACGATACTGACATGTTGTTTTGTTTTTGGCCTGTTCTAACGGGCTTGTAGTAAAGAATAGAGCCGGGATTGATTAACGCGCCGTCATCATTTGTTTGTAAATCGTAGACGGGTTCGTTATAGGTTGGCTCAAAAGGTTCACCATAAGAATTGGTGGTTTGCAAAAATGGGTTAATATTTAGGGTGCTTCCTTGGCACTGAATAGAAGGGCCAACAGAACTTGAAAACTGCCTAGAAGGCACCACTTGAATAGATTGATTTGTGACCGAGCCAGAAGAATTTGATGTAGTGTTAACCGTGTTACTGTAAGCCTTGTTGGAAATATTTGATAATACAAAAGCAATCGCTAAAGTATATTTTAAACCTCTAATCACTGGCTAAATGTACTCGTTGAATCGCTGATACTTTCGATTGTGGTGGTCCTATTTATTTCTGTAAAATTAGAAAGCCCGCCAGTTTCTAGCGTTTCGAAATAATTCCAGCTCGCGCCCTCATCAACGATGTTATATGTGGGCCTTGTTGTATAGCTTGGGGTTGTCACTGTTGTATTAACGCCCTGAACTGTTTGGGTGTTTGTTGTATGGCCAGTAGGTGCAACATTATTTGTTGAAGGTGTTATGTTCATCCCGCCCGTAGTCAGTTGATAACCATTACGGAAGTCAAAACTTTTTATATTTTCCACGACAACGCTGGAAGTCTCGGTGTGATTTTGTAAAACTCCTTGCTGAAAATTTGGGATAACAGCCCCGGCAAAACAAGGGCCATTAAATACAAACAACAACAAGAAAATCCGTTTCATTATTTATGAATGTCCATATAATGTTTCCACATTAAAAAGTTAAATGTGGCGACAATGATAACAGCAATAAAAGCAACTAATAAAGGGACGTGCATCAGTCAACGCTTAATTCTGTTATTACTTGGCCTATAGCCGAAGTCCCACTCGACCCGGCTGTTAGCGTAATACTTTGATCGCTCAAAATTGTCCCCGCTAATGATCCAGCAGTCCCGGCAGCCGTAGAAGTTACGTTGGAAAAATTTCCTACTGCTCCGACTGAGGGGGCAGAAGTTGGAATTACATCCCCTTGGGTGTAGCTAGAACTGAAGGAAAACGCCTGTCCGGGGTCGTCCACTGTGGCCGAAATTGTGCCGGGTGAATATATGCCTGAAGTGATTGCACCGGCTGAAATAACATTTGCAGTCGTCCCGTCCGTTACGTCAATATTCGATCCCGCCGCCGAAAAACTCGACCCGATTCTTTGGGCCTGAGTCGCTGCCGCGTTCACAGTTAGTTGGGTCGAGGCCGTCACTTGATGACGCAGGTCGGCTTTTAGTGGTGTAGCTGCCAAAAGAAAAGGCAGAATCAAAAGGGCTTTTTTCATACTAATTTTCCTGTTTGTGGATCGATGGGCCGTTGAGTGAGTGGATCGACTTTTGCCTGTGGAGTTGTTACGACTTCGGCCCCGTTAATGGTTAAAGGTGTCTGTACTCTAATGACCTGTTCATTTTGTTGTGTATTGCTTTTCGCCATCATGGCCTCGATTTCTTCTTTCGTTACTCCGCCACCATTTCCTTTTTTAGATGCGGCCTGAACGCCGAAGGCCGTTAAAGTCGATGTAAAAATACTTGCAATAAAAGTCGGATCGAAGTTTTGTTTTTGAAATCCGGGCAAATCAACGTAGGCAAGAGTCAAGATAAATCCGGACCAAACGACAATGCCAAGCCTCACGGCCACGCCGATCAATGCAACCTGCTCGTCCTTATCGGGAGTGATCTCCTGAAGCTTCCCAAGGACTCCTTTCTCTTTTTTCTTCTCTTCTGTTTTTGGCTCGTCTGTTTTGATTTCTTCAGTCATAATAAAAATCTAATCTTATTTAGATTAAATGAATGAAATCATTGCTGCAACTATAGGAGCCTCTGTTTCGATTGTTCTTATGGCAATTAGCAACATTACCCAACGCCGGGAGCGCGACGTTCGGGAGTTGTTTGCAAGGATCAATAAGCTAGAAAAAGAAGTTGCAACGCTTTCCGCCTCACCCTCAAGAAGAAGTAATTGGCGAAGTTGATTTTTTGATTTATCGTTAGTTCTCTATCTCTTTTGAAAATGTCCACGAAGGAATGGTTCGTTCAAAATGAAAGGATGTTAAGAATGGAACGCCTCTATATTTTGGACCAGCGTCACTTGGCGACGCATCCGAAACATGGGCTTTTCATAGGACTCGCGGAAAAGGCCGAGGAACTAGAAAAGGTTTTAGACGAAAATGAATCTGACTAAGTGCAAATGTTCTCACTGTCGAAACATAGAGCGACAGCAAACAGAAGCAGAAGCAAGATCGGCAAAAAAGCAAGCACTTGTCTCTTATTGTAAAAATAGTTACTTTAAGAAAGGAGCCAGCGATGCGGCTCTGATGTCTAAGGCGATGGACAGGTGAAAGGCTCTCAGTTTCCCCATGCTGAGAGCTTTTTATTTGCGCCGCGCTTTGTTCATGGCGGCTTCTTCTCTTTCTGCTTTCAGCTCATAATAAGCGGCGAAATAAACTAATTCCTCATCTGTTAATTCTTGTCGTAACCTGCTCAGGGTCA